GAAAACCTCCAAAAATAAATTTGGTAATATCAAAAAATAGTCGTATATTTATAGTAATAAAAGATGAAAAAGTTATATTTAGATATAGGAATATATCAGTATAAACCTCAACTTTAAAAACAATTTTAAACCTTAAAAACAAAACAAAAATGGACATTTCAATGGCCCTTAAGAGATTCAATTCTCTTCAAAGCAACACAAAAAAGTCTGACTCAATTTGGAAGCCAGCAAACGGAAAATCTTTAATCCGTATCGTACCGTATAAGTTCAACAAAGACATTCCTTTTATCGAACTTTACTTTCATTACAACATTAACAACAAAACTTATTTGAGTCCAATGTCTTTTGGTAGACCTGACCCGATTGTTGAGTTTGCAGAAAAACTTAAACGAACAGGAGATACTGACGATTGGAAAGCAGGTAAGAAGATGGAACCAAAGTTGAGAACTTTCGTACCAATTATTGTAAGAGGTAAAGAAAACGAAGGAGTAAAATTTTGGGGATTCGGCAAGACAGTTTATCAGGATATTTTAGGATATATCGCTGATCCTGATTACGGAGATATTACAGACCCACACATAGGTAGAGATATCGTATTGGATGTAACATCAGCTGAAGAATCAAACGCAGCATATCCAACAACCGCAATCAGAATTAAACCAACACAAACCAAACTTTCTGATGACCCTGCAATCGTTCAATCTCTATTAGAGAATCAAAAGAATATTACAGAGTTGTATTCAGAACTTTCATACGCTGAGTTGAAATCAGTATTAGAAAATTGGTTAAACCCATCAGCTGTATCAAATGATGATGAAGTTGTTGAAGAATTAGAAGCACCTAAAACAAAAGTTGTAGCAACACCTACACCTAAAGCAAAATCAAATCCTGATGAAGAAGTTGGTGACCTCCCTTGGGAAACACCAGCTGCTCCTAAAGTAAAGGATGATGTAGCATCAGCATTTGATGATTTATTTAATAATTAATAAACAGTTACAATTATGGCCAAAAGAGAAGAAGATTTAGCAAGTTTACTTGCTGACTCTCTAAACAAACAAGCAAAAGACGGTAAAATTGCATACTTTCTAAATGATGATAGTGGCAATGCTCCAACTAATGTAAAGGACTGGTTATCTACGGGTAACGCCTTATTAGATGTGGCAATTTCAAATAGACCTTATGGAGGCTTGCCTGTTGGCCGTATAGCAGAAATAACGGGGTTAGAGCAGAGTGGAAAATCTCTGCTCTCTGCCCATCTGTTAGCAGAAACCCAAAAGAAGGGTGGTGTTGCTGTTTTGATTGATACGGAAACTGCCGTTAATAGGGAGTTTTTTGAAGCAATCGGAGTAGATATATCAAAACTTCTATACGTTTCAGTAGATACGGTTGAAGGAATATTCGAAGCATGTGAAACAATTATCGAAAAAGTCAGAAATGGTGATAAAGATAGATTGGTCACAATTGTGGTTGATTCAGTAGCGGCTGCATCCACAAAGAAAGAATTAGAAGCCGATTACGATAAAGATGGTTACGCAACGGATAAAGCTATTATTATTTCCAAAGCAATGAGAAAGATTACCAATATGATTGGTCGTCAGAGTATTTGTTTGGTATTTACTAATCAGTTAAGACAGAAGATGAACGCAATGGCATTTAGTGACCCTTGGACGACAAGTGGTGGTAAAGCATTGGCATTCCATTCATCCGTTAGACTTCGTTTAAAATCTATGGGACAACTTAAAGTTGGAGATAGAATAGTTGGTATCAAAGTTAGAGCACAGGTTGTTAAAAACAGACTTGGACCACCATTAAGACACGCCGATTTCAATATCTTATTTGATAGGGGAATTGATAATTTTAATAGTTGGCTTTTAGTTATGAAAGATAACAAATTGGTAAAGCAAGCAGGTGCATGGTATGAATATACTGATATTGATACCGGCGAAGTTATCAAATTTCAATCTAAGGATTTTGCAGAAATATTAAAAAACGAAGATTTAAAAGACCAGATTTATCGCAGAATTTGCGAAGCAACAATTTTACAATACAGAAGTTCATCAGCGGATGAAGTTGAAATATCAACGGACGTTACACATGAGTCAGATTAATAAGAAGTATTTAGATATACTAAAACAAATAGATGAGGAACACAATGCATTTGGAGACTTACAAAGAAACTCTAAAACATTAGTTATAGATGGTCTTAATACCTTCATTCGTTCCTGGTCAACCGCACCAAATCTAAACGATAATGGTGATCATATTGGAGGAATAGTCGGTACTTTAAAAAGTATCGGCTACGCCATCCGTACATTAAACCCTACAAGAGTAGTCGTAGTATTCGATGGTAAAGGGGGTTCTCAAAGCAGAAAAGATATATATTCAGGTTACAAATCCGAAAGGGGCAAGAACAAAATCAAAATGAGATTGAATCGTGCTGCCACCGTTGAAATGAATCCTGAAGAAGAAAGTGCATCTATGAAACGGCAAATGCTTGGATTAGGTGAACTACTATCAGCATTGCCTGTTACCATTATGATTTATGATGGAATTGAAGCAGATGATGTTATGGGTTATATTGCTACTCAATTGAAGAAAGAAAATGAGAAGGTTATAATAATGAGTACCGATAAGGACTTCTTACAATTAGTAAATAAAGATGTAAGTGTATATTCACCATCTAAAAAGAAAGTTTACAATATTAATGAAGTGAAAGAAGAATTTGGTATTCATCCACATAACTTTATTAATTTCAGAATGATTGATGGAGATAAATCAGATAACGTAGAAGGTATTGCTGGATTGGGTATTAAATCCATTATTAAAGGATTTCCTATATTAGCAGAAGAAACTACACATACAACCAAAACTATGATTGAATATGTAAATTCATTGAGTAAAAAAATAAAAGCTCACGAATTATTCGAAAATAATTTGGCACTTTGCGAAAGAAATCGTAACTTGATGCAGTTATCGGAACCAACTTTTAGTGGAAACCTTAGAATGAAGATTATGGATAGATTTAATGAACCAACAACAAAGTTTGATAAGCAAACTTTTCTAAAATATGGATTGAAAAATAGAGTATTAGATGGTTTCAAAGATATCAATGATTGGTTACAAAGTACGTTTTCACATATCGCTAAATTTTAAACAACAAAAAAACATAAACTATGGCAGAAAGATTAGCAAAACCGTTAGGAGATAGAGTTCTTCTAACAGAATTAGAAGCAGAACAAAGCACAACGGCAGGTGGAATTATTATTCCAGACAGCGTAAAATCAGAAGATGTTAAGAGAGCAATAGTAGAATCTATTGGTCCCGGCATCTACACTCAATCTGGAATATTGATTCCAATGAATGTAAAAGTAGGTGATGAAGTAATTCTACCACCATACCACCAGGGATTAGAAATAAAAGTAGGTGGTAAAAAATATGTACTATTAAGAGAATCAGAAATTTTAATGGTTATTCAATAATTTAAAAAAACACGGAGGAAACAATGAAGTGTATTCAAGCAATCAGAGCAGGTAAGTATTCAGACTTAGGAGATATCAAACGAGTAGATGATATTGATGCTCAAGAAAAAGTAACAAGTGGTTACTGGAAATTCATTCCAAAATCAGATTGGAAAATGGCAACTCGTAAATCGGCGCCAGTAGTAGTAGAATCTACAAAAACTATATCGGATAATATTATCAAAGAACACGGAGAAGAAACAATTTCGGAAAAACAATTAAGAAGAAAAAAATCTAAATAATGGAAGTAATAGATACACTAGTCAAATATGGCCAATCGTATCAATCTAAAGTTGTTGCTTCTCTTATAACAGATGTAAAGTTTCTAGAACAAGTAAGTGAAATTACTAAACCTGCATTTTTTGAATCTCAAGCAAACCAATGGATTATCAGAGAAGTGCAATCGTACTTTGATGAATATCGAACAATTCCAACAATGGAAGTGTTTAAGATTAAGGTTGGCGATATCGAAGATAAAGGCTTAAAGCAAACCACAATTGACCAACTTAAAAATGTTTATCAACAGGTTGGTGCTGAAGATTTACCCTATGTAAAAAAAGAGTATCTCACATTTGCAAAAAACCAAAAAGTAAAAGAAGCATTATTTAAGTCAGTAGAATTATTGAAAATTGGTGATTATGATTCAATCATAGATACAATGACCAAAGCTTCAAAGGTAGGTGTGGAATCTGATTTAGGATTGGATTACATTGAGAACTTTGAATCAATAATGGAAGATGTTAAACGTGATTCTTGCTCTACAGGATGGGATGTTGTTGATGAATTGATGGATGGTGGTTTAGGACCAGGTGAATTAGGTGTAGTAATGGCTCCATCCGGCATCGGTAAAAGTTGGTTCTTATCAAAAATAGCATGTTCGGCATTACAAAATGGTTTAGATGTATTACATTATACATTGGAATTATCAGAAAATTATGTAGGACAAAGATATACCACAATCTTAACAGGCGTTCAAACATCCGAACACAAAGAACGTAGGGATGAGATAGTCCGTAAGATTAAAAAAATCCCAGGTAGAGTTCGTATTAAGTATTATCCACCACAATTTGCATCTGCAAAAACAATTGCAGCACACGTTGAAAAGGTAAGGCAGGTTGGGTTCAATCCAAAACTTATCATAATTGATTATGCAGATTTATTAAAATCAGGCAATGGTAATAGAGATGGATTATACGCAGAGTTAGGTGGTATTTACGAAGAATTACGTGGACTTAGTGGAGCAACAGGCATTCCGGTATGGACAGCAACTCAAACGAATAGAGCAGCAATTGACCATGAAGTTATTGGGGCAGATTCAGTTGGTGATTCATATAAGAAAGTTCAAACTGCAGATTTCATTATGAGTGTAAGTAGAAAAACAAAGGATAAGTTATCCAACACAGGCCGTATTCATATCGTTAAGAATAGATTTGGACCTGATGGTATGACATTTCCTGCAAAGATTGATACATTCACAGGTGTTATGGATATATTCGCAGCAAACTCCGCAGATGGTATCATATCAACTAAGGAAAGTAAGAATGGTGAAGGCTTAGAAAAGAAACTACTACATAAGAAATATGTGGAAAATATGGGGTAACTATGAGTGAGGTAAAATCGTATATAGTTCAAGAAACAACTTTTAACCATACGGTTAGAAAGTTTTTAAAAAAATGGCACTATTCTGATTATGTAAATATACAGGCTAAACATACGTTTTGTTTATTCAAATCTGGTAAATTTGATATCCCCGAACTAATCGGAGTCTGTATATACACTCGACCCGCAGGACCAACCGCCGGACAAAAGTATTATCCAGAAGCACCTGATAGGGTATTAGAGTTAAGAAGATTGTGTTTGATAGATGATACACCTAAAAATGCAGAATCTTATTTTGTTGGAAATACTTTACGATGGTTAAAGAAAAATACAGATTGGGAATTTGTATTATCATATGCCGATGAAGAGCAAGGGCATAGTGGAGTTATATATAGAGCATCTAATTTTAAATATCTGGGTAAAACAAACGTAGGTAAAAAATTAGAAGTGGATGGTAAATCATTTCATATTAGAACTTTATCAATGTTAGATAGACCATATGGTGTAGAAATCAACAAACGATATAAAGAAAATGATGAGAGAATCAAAGTAATAGAAACACTACCTAAAAATATATACACCTACGCATTAAAAAGTGGTAATAAGTATTAAAAAAATAAAAAAAGTGTTAATAAATATTTTTGAAAAAAACCTAAAATTAACTAAAGAAAATGGTGTGTAATACTCTTAGACCCGATATATATCTTTACATTTCCTACTTTTTAGGAAAAAAATATTTATTAACAAATTAAAAAAATTTACAAAAAAACAATGGACATTTCACAACAAATTTTATCGGAAATTACGGTTTATATGAAATACGCTAAGTATAAACCAGAATTACAAAGAAGAGAAACATGGGAAGAATTAGTAACGCGTAATATGGATATGCATATTAAAAAATATCCAAAATTGGAAAATGAGATTAGGGAAAACTATAAATTTGTATACGATAAAAAGGTTTTACCTTCTATGCGTTCAATGCAATTCGCGGGTAAACCAATTGAAATAAGTCCAAATAGAATTTATAATTGTGCATTTGCACCAGTTGATGATTATAGAGTGTTTGCTGAAATTATGTTTCTTCTATTAGGAGGAACAGGAGTAGGATATTCAGTTCAAAAACATCATGTAGACCAATTACCTGAAATTAGAAAACCAAATGTAGATAAGACTAGAAGATTCCTTATTGGAGATAGTATTGAAGGATGGGCTGATGCAATTTCTATTTTAGTAAAAGCATATTTCTTTGGTGGAAGTAAACCGCAATTTGATTTTAGAGATATCAGACCAAAAGGTGCAAGATTAATTACATCAGGCGGTAAAGCACCCGGTCCTCAACCACTTAAAGAATGTTTGATTAAATTGGAAGGTATATTAGATGCTAAACAAGATACTGAAAAATTATCACCAATTGAAGTACACGATATGGTTTGTCATATTGCAGATGCAGTATTAGCAGGTGGTATCCGTAGAGCAGCATTGATTAGTTTATTTTCAGCAACAGACGAGGAAATGATTAGTTGTAAGAGCGGTGCATGGTGGGAAACAAATCCGCAACGGGGTAGAGCAAATAACTCAGCAGTTTTAATGAGACATAAAATTGATAAATCCTACTTTATGGATTTGTGGAAAAGAATTGAAGCAAGTGGAGCAGGTGAACCTGGTATCTACTTATCAAACGATAAAGATTGGGGAACTAACCCATGCTGTGAGATTGCATTAAGACCTTTCCAATTTTGTAACTTATGTGAAGTAAATGTTTCTGATGTAATTGACCAAACCGATTTAAACGAAAGAGTTAAAGCAGCATCATTCATTGGAACATTGCAAGCAGGTTATACTGATTTCCATTATCTAAGACCAATTTGGCAGAGAACAACTGAAAAGGATGCACTTATTGGAGTATCTATGACAGGAATCGGAAGTGGAGCAGTATTGAAATTGAATATGAAAGAAGCAGCTAAGGTTGTTAAAGTTGAAAATACAAGAGTTGCAGAAGTTATTAATATCAATTCTACAGCAAGAGCAACGACAGTTAAACCTGCAGGAACAACATCTTTAACATTGGGAACATCATCTGGTATTCACGCTTGGCATAATGATTACTATATTCGTAGAGTAAGAGTTGGTAAGAATGAATCAATATATTCACATTTATTAGTAAATCATCCTGAATTAATTGAAGATGAATATTTCAGGCCACATGATACTGCCGTAATCGGTATTCCACAAAAAGCTCCAGAGAATGCAATATTCCGTACAGAATCACCAATTCAATTATTGGAAAGAGTTAAAAAAGTACATGGTGAGTGGATTAAGCCGGGTCATAGGACAGGAAATAATACACATAATGTATCAGCAACTATTTCAGTAAGAGAGCATGAGTGGGATGCAGTTGGTGAATGGATGTGGGAAAACAAAGAGTACTATAATGGACTTTCAGTTTTACCTTACGATGGTGGTTCATATATCCAAGCTCCGTTTGAAGATTGTACTAAAGAAGAGTATGAAAAACTTATGACAACTCTAACTGAAGTAGACCTAAGTAAAGTTATTGAAATTGAAGATAACACAGATTTGAGTGGTGAAATAGCTTGTGGAGCAACCGGATGCGAAGTAAAGTAATGGCACATGACGGAATAGTCCAAAACATTATTAATGGGATATATTATCCTATTAGGACAAACAAATGAGATTAATTAAAGAAAATACAGAATTATATTATTTGGAAAATGGTAAGGTGGTATTTACACCACTTTACCATATCCAACGAGGACATTGTTGCGGTTCAAATTGTAGGCATTGCCCGTTTGAACCTAAATTTCAAAAAGGAAACGTAATTTTATGGGAGAAAACGAATCAGCAAAACACAGAGAATTGACAGAGCAAATTAGAGAATCTAAACAGAAACCAAAAGGACCTATAAAGTTCCAAATTCAACTGAATGAAGAACAGAAAGTCGCAAAGGATAGAATATTAAATAATGCCATAACAATCCTAAGTGGTAAAGCAGGAAGCGGTAAAACGTTATTGGCTTGCCAGATTGCATTGGATTTATTATTTAAAAAAAGTATTCAGAAAATAATCATTACTCGACCAACGGTCAGTAAAGAAGAGATTGGATTTCTTCCTGGAGACCTTCGTGAAAAAATGGAACCCTGGATGCAACCGATTTACGCAAACTTTTATCAACTTTACAACAAAGAAAAGATTGATGAAATTTTAGAAAAGGGATTGGTTGAAATTGTACCTGTTGCATTTATGAGAGGTAGAACATTTTTGGATGCATTTGTAATTGTAGATGAAGCACAAAACTGTACACATGAACAAATGGAAATGATTACATCTCGTTTGGGAATCCGCAGTAAAATGGTTGTATGTGGAGATACACAGCAGGTTGATTTAAAATCAAAAGGTGAAAGTGGATTTAAATTTCTACTATCAGCTGCAAAACGTATTAAGGATATGGATAGTATGACATTATTAACAAATCATAGGCATTCGGTAGTTGATGCACTATTAGAAGAATACGATAGATTTAAAGAACAAAACAATATAAACAGAAATTAAAATGGTAACAGTTAAGAAATTTTCAGCAGTATGGTGTGGCCCATGTAGAGTTTTAGCCCCAATGATTAATGAAGTAAAGGGCCAATTTTTAAATGTAAAATTTGAAGAATACGATATTGATGAATATAGCGATGTAACCGAACAATACGGAGTTCGTTCAGTTCCAACCGTAATAATTGAAAAAAATGGTGTAGAGTTTCAAAGATTTACAGGACTTTCTTCAAAAATGGCATATGTTAATGCAATAAATGAAGCAGTAAAGTAAATTTGGTATTGTGAAAAAAGTTCCGTATATTAGGGTTATGTTAAGAGGTGAAGCGCATCCAATGCACAAATTGACTGAGGAGCAAATATTGCAAATCAGAGATTTATGGAAAATAGGTCATAGAAATATTAGAGTTATATCGAGAAACTATGGAGTTTCACCTGCTAATATAAAGAAAATAGTTAC